GAAGTAAGTGCTTGTTGCACAGGTGCAGCAACACTATTCAAACTACCTCCTGCAGTAATTGCCATAATAAGTAATTTTTAATTGTTATTTTTTAAATTTATTGTTTTTAATTTTAAACTTAAAATCAGAAGATGTTTCGCCCAACACTTTAAACTTTAAACCTCCTGTCTTAACTTCACCATGACTTTGTCTTGGATCCATGTTAACATTTTTAGCTTTAGCAATACTATCTTTCATAGCATCTGCTTTCCCTTGTTCATAAAAGTGTTTTGCAACAGCATCTGCGTTCATAGCTGTATATAAAGACTTATGATAACCCTTAGCGTCTGATAGTGCAGAATTTTTATCCAAAAACTTTTTGGTAAAATTATTTATATCACTCTGGGTGTTTTTAATCTCTTCAGCGTTATTCACGTTAAACCTATATTTTTTATCACCAACATTGTATTCAAAACCTTTGAACTTGTTGTTAAAAACTTGATTAGTTTTTTGCGTAAAAATATCAGAATTGTTTTTTGCTGCTTTTTTATTTGTTTCTGATTCCTTGTTGTATCTATTAAAGAAATCTACAGCTTTTTGTTGTTCAGGCGTAAGCTTTGAACCAGCTTTAATTTCTTCATAGTATTTGGACTTTTGCCCGTCCAAGTGGGTTCTAGCGTTGGCAACTTGCTCTTTTAGCGCTAGTTTTTTTCTTTTTATCTCTTTTTCATCGTCGTCTTCTTCGCTGTAAGAGAATTGATCTTCCATTAGGAAGTTTATTTCTTCGTTATTTAAATGAGGCTTTGTTTGTTTGTAGTATTCATATAATAAATCTTGATTATCTAATTTACTATAATCTCTATTAAGTTTAACATAATCATTTAAATCTCCACCAGTTTCCTTCATGAAGTCCATTAACTTTTGGATATTTTCAGGAAGAGGTTCACCTGTTGCTTCAGCTTCTGCTACCGCTTCAACAACTTGCTCTTGCACTTCTTCAACTTTTTCTTTTACCTCTTCATCAGTAATTTCTTCTAATACTGGAGTTTCTTGTGCTTCTGCTTCCGGTTGTACTTCTTCTTGTTCTTTTGAGGTGTTGGCATCCTCAGACTTTGGAGCCACTCCCTCGTTGTTAGTGTTATCTTCTTTAACTTCATTTTCTTTTGGTTTTGGTGGTTTACTTAAATCAACTTTAGTTATAGTTTCTTTATCTAAATCTATAGCGTCTTGTTGCATTTTAGCTTTAACCTTAGTAACATTACCTTTGGTTTCGTTGTTTATTGGTTGATTTTGTTTTTTTGTTTTTACTTTTATTTTGCCAGTTTTTTCATCTACCACTGGTCCTTCTTTTTTATTTTCTTCCATAATATAATATAATAATAATTAATAATTTTTATTTAGGTTCAAACGCACCTAAATCAAACCCACCACCTAGTATATCATTACCTGCGGACTCAAAATTTTTAGGTGGTTTTTCATTGTTTCTTTGATCTATAAGTTCGCTTTGTTGTGTAGCTTGTATTTTTGTTCTTTCGTCCTTACGATCTTCTTTTTCTTTTTCTCTAGCTTTAAAACTTTCTGTTTCCATTTGCTTTAACTGCATGTTAAAATCAAACTCTAACTTCATAAGTTCTTTTTTATATTCAACCTCTTGTTGCATTTTAGCAGATTCTAATTCTGCTTTTACTTGTTCTATTTCGGCTTTACTAGCATTTATAGCTTGGTTTTTCTGAATTTCAGCTTGAGCAGCGGCTTGTGCTGTTTGTTGATTTGCTTCAGATTGAGCTTGAATGTTTTGCTGTTGAAGTTGTTGATCTCTTTCTTGTTTCTTTCTTCTTCTAAGCTTAAGCATTCTGTTGGCTAAGGATAAGTTTTTTATCTCTCTTATTTCAATAGCGTCGGAAAGCTCTATTAACTGCTGTTGTAAAGCCATTTGGATGTTATTTTCAAGCATCTGTTTTTCTTCATCATCAGGTTGTAAATTTATAAATATACCAAAATCATAAAGATGTAAATTAGACATATCCTCTAAAGTTCCCACGTTGTGAGCACCAATAGCTTGAATAAACGCGTCTCTTGTTGGAGAGTACTCTATAATATCAGATACTCTTAATGATAAACATTCTGCAGTTTCAGCTGTTAAAAACAAACCAGCTTGTAATATATGTCTTGTCGCGGTATTGCTATTTGCTGCGGCCATTTTTTGAATACCAACTAAAGCGTTTTTATCTGGCATACTACCATCTCTAGCTTCATTTAATCCAGTTACATCTCTTATCATTTGTAAATAATAATTATATGTTTGAATCAAACTTTGCATTTTATTACCACCACTACTTGACTGTATTTCTTGTATAGGTATTTTGCCTGGGTTAGGATCGCCATCAGACGTAAAAGATCTACCAATAACACTACCTGTTTGGAAGAACATGTTTAATGCCTCTTGTGGATTGTAGTTTGTTCCGTTACCTAAATCTATCTCAGCTAAACCATCAGCATCTAAATAAACACCATCTGGTACTAATCTAGACATAACTTGTTGTAATTTAAGATGTGTTAACTGAATCATATCAGCAAAACCAGTTATTCTTCCAACTAAAGATTCTATTTTACCATTATACATTCTTGGTGCACAGATAGCATAATTCATTTTAACTTTAGTATAATCACTTTTGGGACGCATCATATTTTTTGACATTTCCCATTTAAGTAATCTGTTTGTACCTACTATTAATGCGCCTTCATATAAACACTCTATAGATCTTAGCAGTCTAGAATATCCACCCTCCATATTTTCTGGTGGATTAAATTGATCGTTTTTAGGTATTATTTTATCAGAACCAGTACTTGTTTCTTTAACTTTATAAACCTCATTCATATAAGTTTTATAATTAAAATATAAAACGTCAACAGAGTTGTTATCTTCTCTATCTTTTCTATACGAAGACGTTCGAGCTCTATATACGTGCGAAGATTTTTTATCTAATATTTCTTTAAGATCACTTTCTGTTAAATGAGGAAATTGTTTAGCAAGTTCATTTATTGGTATTGATTTTACTTCGCCAACATAATATATATCATCAAAATAAGGGGAGTTAGTATAAGAATAAATTAAGTTAGCCGGGTCAACATAATCTATAGTTACACCTTCGGAAGTATTAAAGTTAGTTTTTACGGCGCCAATACCTAGAACCGTTAAATCGTAATAAAATCTTTTTTTAGTAAGCTCAAATTTATTACCTTCCATCAAAACATTTAAAGCTTGTTCTTGCGCTAATTCTACAGATTGTTTATAGCTTAATTGCATATGAAGCTCTAACTCTTCGTTTGTTTCTGGTAACTCATTTATACCACTTTTCCTAAGATCTACTTGGAAGTTTTCTTGAGTAAAATTATTAAACTGTTCGGTCTGCATATCGGACAGTATATTTTCCATGTGTTTAGTACGTTTATCAACACCATATGGATCTTGTGAATATGCCTTTATATCATATGTTCTTTCAGATATACCATTAACAACTATATCTACGAATTTAGATATAATTGGAACTGGTTTCCAGTCTAAATTTAAATAGGACAAATCACCATTTATAGATAATTCATCCTTATATTTTTGTGTTGATTGTTCACCTCTAGCGTACAATCTTAAACTATGAAAATTATTAGTATTTGTTTCCCATCTATTAACGCTTGTGCTTCCGTCAAACCATTCCGCTTCAATAGCTTTTGCAATTTTTAAGCCATACTCGTAACTAATTTTCTCAGCGTCGCTTACTACTTGACTAGGAAATTGATGATTAGTAAATCTTGACATATTTTATTTTTGTATTATTTTTGACATATTACCTTTGTTTGAGTACTTGGAAATATGTAAGTTTAATTTTGGTTTTTCAATTTTAGCATTAGGCGCATATAAATGTCTATTGTTTGCCATAATTGCTAAACCTGAACTTATCGATGCATCATGTTTGGTTCTCTTTGTTATATCAAATCTACTCCAATCATTCAATAAGTCATTGAAGTATAAATCTCCAAATGTTCCATCTTGTTTCATTCCAACGTGATCTTGAATATACATCTCTATCGCAGCAGCATGAGCCTGTTTTATATCCTCGCTAGAATTCGGTATTCCACCAACCTCTTTTTCTGCCACAGATAATTTGTTCCAAACTTTATCAGGGCGATTCATAGAGAAGCCTCTATATCCTCTTCTTCTTAAATAGTATAATAATCTAGGTTTATTGTTCTCTGCAAGTATTGGCATTCCGTAAAACACTAATGCCATTAAAACATCTTCAAAGAATATTTCAGCCGTAGGTGGTCTTGATAAG